TAGACCCAGTAAACCAGTTGATAAAGAACCCTAACCCGATGCAAACTTGGTCGGAGTTTCTTGATTCGATGCTAACGTGGTACAATACTAGCGGCGAAATCTTTGTTTACGGATTTGCTCCACAGGATGGCTTAAATAAGGGCAAAATTAAAGAGATGTACGTTTTGCCGTCTAACTATGTTGAGATAGTAGCTGGTAGTCTCTTTGAGCCTGTGAGAGGCTATAAATTGATAATTGGAGATCAGAACATTGAGATTCCAGCGAATGAGGTTTTGCATATTAAAACCACAAATCTAACTTGGGATTTGAACGGCGCGCAACTTCGTGGAATGCCTCCACTGTTGGCTGGTTTAACAACTCTACAGGCGAACAACGAGGCTACGTTTGCAAAGCAGAAGACTTTCCAGAATGGAGGAGCAAAAGGAATCATTTCTCCTAACATTACAAACCCTGAGTTTTGGCCATCGCCTGATCAAAGGGCAAAAATGGATGAGCGGATAGATGAGAGGATAAACGGTAATAAGAATATTAATAAGATTGTTGCATCCTCTATTCCGTTGCGTTACGATGCAATTGGATTGAGTCCTGTGGCGATGGATATTATCAACTCTCAAAACATGGATTTGCAAACTCTTTGCGGTCTTTGGGGAGTTAACCCTGTATTGTTTACTTCTAACGCTACCTATGCCAATTTAGAAGGCGCACAGAAGGCTTTGGTTACAGATGTGATTATGCCGCAGCTCCAAATGATTGAGGAGAAGTTTACGCAATGGCTTGGGAAGTCTTACGGCATGGATTATGTGATTGACTTTGATATTTCATCTTTCTCAGAGTTACAACCAGATGTGCAGGTTATTTTGGACACTTATGGCAAATCTCCATACTTTACAGGAAACGAAGTTAGAAGCTTGTTAAACTGGCACGCTAGCGAAGACCCTGCAATGGACGTGCATTGGATACCTAGCAACGTACTTCCAAGCGAAGAAGCTTTAGGTAATGCTACAACGGATTTTAGCGATTTCCCAGAATAAGTAATGAATAAAATAAATTACTCTAAGGTTAGAAGGTCGGCACAAGCGGACTTGAAGAAATACGAACGCCTTGGGGTAAAAATATTTACTGATGCATTGAAATTGCAGGCAAGGGATAATGTTCCCTTGTTGCCGATGCAAGAGGCATATATTAAGTTCTATCAGGCTGTATTTCTTGATTCTGCAACTAAAGAGTTTAACAGGATTCGCCAGGATAATAGGGAGAAAAAGTTTCTGCCAGATGGTTTTTTTGTTAGCACTTGGCTTGAGTTTATAAAAAATTGGGTAATCCTTAATTTAGGTCAATTAATATTTGATGTTACAGATAATACTCAAAATAAGGTAAATGAAATTGTTGCTCAAGGAATTCAGGAAGGATTAAATCCTAAACAGATTGAGGAAAGATTACTTCGAGAAATTCCTGATATTAAAAGAGCGAGATCAATAGCAAGGACTGAAGCTACAAGAGCTTACAATCAAGGCAAGAAGAAAAGCGCTCAGGATTGGGCAAATCAAACTGGAACACAACTTTGGAAACTTTGGATTCATGGAGGAGCAAAGGAGCCAAGAATTCAACACATTTTAGCACAGAATAAACCGATACGATTTGATCAGCCTTTTGTATTTAATACTAATGGTGTTCAAGTATTCATGGATATACCTGGTGATTTAAACGGAGGAGCTGCTCAGACTATAAACTGCTCGTGTGTAGTAGTATACGTTTCAGAATCTTACGCTAGAAGAAATTTTGCTGATAGCTTTAAGATTTAAGGTGCTTTGTTTCATAAATCTTTTTATTTGTATATTTGTCTAAACGAATAAGCAATGCTATACAAAGCCGAGCATACATATTCTGATTATCCTGATGCGGTAAAAAACAACGCTAGAAGGGTTTTAAAATATGTTGATGAGAACGGATGGGGGCCTTGTGGCACGCCAGTAGGAAAACAAAGAGCAAATCAGCTTGCAAACGGTGAGGCTGTTTCGGTTGACACGATTAAAAGGATGTTTAGCTATCTAAGCCGACACGAGGTTGATTTAGAAAGCTCTAGTTCTTACGAGGACGGTTGTGGTCTGTTGATGTACGATGCATGGGGGGGTAAGGCTGCTTTGGTATGGAGCAGAAATAAAATAAAGGAATTAGAAAAGACTAGCGATATGGGTTTTGTAAAAAAAGGATTAAACCAAGGCTTTACAGATAGCGACATGAAACAAGGAATTGTTTCTGGCTATTTTGCCATGTTTGGCAACAAAGACCTTGACGGCGATGTAATTGAGCCAGGAGCGTTTTCCAAGACAATCATGGAGCGTGGGCCACAAGGCAAGCAGTTAATCAAGTACTTACTAGACCACGACAAAAATAAAGTTGTCGCAAAAATGAACAATCTTTACGAAGACCAAAGAGGATTGAGATACGAAGCTAAAATTGGAACTCATGCTGCTGGCCAAGACTTTCAGAAAATGATTGAGAGCGAATTAATTAACCAGCATTCATTTGGCTTTAGAACTATAAAAGAGGAGTTTGATCAAGAGGCCAAAATGAACAGAATTAGAGAGGTAATGATGTATGAAGGATCGGCCGTTCAATTCTTGGGCGCCAATCCAGAAACCACATTTATTGATCTTAAAAGTGAAGAGGATGCATTTGAGTACCTTACTAGACTTGAGAAGTTTGTAAAGACCTCAGACGCAACCGACGAAACAATTGAAAAATTAGAGAATCAGCTAAAATCACTTTTGGAAATGCTAAAGCCAGCCTTGGTTACTTTAGTAGAGAAAGAAGCCGTACAAGTTGGGACAATAACTATAAACGAACTAAAAAAACAATTTGAATCATGGAAAATCTAACAATCGACGCCGTAAAGGCAGTCATTGCAGAGGCTGGCGAAGCTCTAAAGGCAAAAGCAGCAAATGCAGAAACTAAAGCCAATGAGGCTTTCGAAAAAGCTGAAGAGCTTTTAAAATCATTTAGCAACGTAGTAAGCAAAGAGGATGCAGCAGAAATGCAAAAGCAACTTGACAAACTTGACATTGCAATGCAAAAAAATGCAGTAGACAAAGAAGTAAGCGGCGAAGATTTCAAAACCGCTTTCATGAAGGCTTACGCTCCTGTTCAAGCTGAAATTGAGCGTCTAAAGTCTGAGCCTAACGCTCGTCTTAAAGCTCCTTTGGTATTTGAAATTAGCGAGAAAGCAGTTGGAACAATTACTTTGGCTTCGACTATTGCTAACGCTAACTCAAGCTCTCAAGTAACAATCTCCGAGTTTACGGGTGTTGTTTCTCCTATCCGTCAGCGTTTGTTGGTTTACCTATCTAACGCAAGCGTTGGAGCAATTGGTACACAATACGCAGTTTGGGTTGAAGAGTACGATCAGGAGGGAACTCCAGTAATGATTGGCGAAGGAACTGAGAAAACTCAAATCGACGTTCAATACAAAGAGCAGAGAGCTAAGGTTGAGAAAATTGGTGTACACATGAAAGTGTCTATGGAAATGTTGGAAGACGCCGCTTATTTGGCTTCTTACATCCAATCCAATGGCGTTAAGCGTGTTGAGACTGTAATTGAAAACCAATTGTTTACTGGTAACGGTTCAACTCCTCAACTTGCTGGTTTGCTTTCTAAGTCAACCACATTTACTGGAGCTTCTATGGCTGGTAGTGTTGAGGCGGCTTCCAACTGGGATGTTATCCACGGAATTATCGCACAAGTACACGCGGCCAATGGAAGTGCATCTGGCGTATTTGTTGAGACTGGAGCATACCACGTTATGCTTTCAGTAAAAGACTCTACTAACCAGTACATTTTACCAGCTGGCGTTACTTTTAACGCACAAGGTGGAATCAATGCTTGGGGAGTTCAAATTATCCCAACAAACGCATTGACTGGTACTGCTGCTGACTTTATTGGAGGCGATCTTTCAGTTATCAATGTACGTTTGAGAAGCGGTTTGCAAGTTGCAATTGGAGAGTCTGGTGACGACTTTATTGACAACTTGAAGACTGTAAGAATCGAGCAAAGATTGGTGCAATTTATCTCCGCTAACGATACTCCAGTATTGGTTAAAGGAACTTTTGCAGCTGCTAAGGCTCTTCTTGAGACTACTTAATAGTGTTTTGTGTTTGTGTTTAGTATTAAAGGGCGAGAAATTTTCTCGCCTTTTTTTGTTTAACTAATTCAAAATCATTTACTTTAAAAATAAATAATAAGATATGGCAACATTTACAATGTGTAAGCCGCAAAGGTGCAAGCTAAAAAACTCTTGCGAGCGGTACACGGCTAAGGCTAGCGAGATGCAAATTTACTTTGATAAGGAGCCAAGCAATCATGAAGGAACACAATGCGAAATGTATTTTAAAAAAAATTGTAAGCCTTGCGGCGAAATTTAAACCAAATGGATAAAACACAAACAATACAAAAGATTATTGACCTAAATGGGTACAATACTTATTTGGAAATAGGATTGGGAAATAAGGAAAATTTTGAAGCTTTGCAGATTAATTTCAAGGAAGGGGTTGACCCTGAGTTTAACTTAAACTCTGACGCTTTTTTTGATGCTAATAAGCAGTCATTTGACTTGATATTTATTGACGGCCTACACCACGCCGAGCAAGTAGAGAAGGACATTGTAAACGCTTGGAATTGCCTTAATGCGAAAGGACAAATTTTAATCCACGACATTAAGCCGCCAACATTTGACTCCCAGGTAGTACCAAGAAAACAAAAGATTTGGTGCGGTGATGTTTGGCGAGTTTGGAATGGACTTAAAAGCACAAAATTAAAGCTTGGATATTTAGATGATGATTTTGGTATTGGAGTAATTTACAAGAGTAAGCATAAATTAACTGTTGGTTTTGTAGATGGTGAAATGGATTGGAAGGAATACCACAAAAAAAAAGGATGGCTAATAAATATTTAATTTATACGGTTGTCACCAATAATTACGACAAAGTGCCAAAGCCAAAGATTTACCAGGGCTTTGATTATTGGCTATTTACTGACGACCCTTATTTAAATGTCCAAGGTTACGAGACCAAGGTATTGCCAAAGTCTACCGACCCAATTAAGCAGCAACGCGAGGTTAAAATAATGAGCCACGAATATACCAAAGGATATTCGATAACTATTTACCACGACGCTAATATTGAGCTTACAAACAATCCTTTGCAGTTAATACGCCAATTCTTTAAAGGCGGTTTATTAACTACAACTCACGCTAATAGAGCGACGATAAAAGCTGAAGGCAAAAGAATAGTCGAACTAGGAAAAGACACGCAGCAAAGCGTAGATTTTACGTTGCAAAACCTTTCGGATTATCCCGACAATTTGGGACTTTGGGAAACTGGCATTATGATTCGCGACAAATCCGTTGTAGAATTAGAAAAGCTTTGGTTTGAGCTATTAAAACAATATAGCCACCGCGACCAGTTAACGCTCCCTTATGCAGCTTGGAAAACTGACATTATTCCAGCTGGATTGCGGCGTGTTTTAATTTACTCGTTTTTTAAGATAAACCCAGGCCATTTTATTAATCAGTCAAAGCAACCGTTTCAAATATTTTATTCAAATCCTTTTAGCGTAGAAAAAAACATAGGAGGCGCGCACAATGAATTTATTAAAAGCCTAAATGCAAAAGATGACGATTGGATAGTAATCCAGGACGGCGATATGATTTATTTAACCGACGATTGGGGAAAGCGCATTTATGAGGCATTGGAAAAGGATGGCGAAAACTTTGGCCTAATTGGTTGTTACACCAATAGGCTAAGAAGTAAACACCAATTGCACAATAAGGAATTTAGCTACGAAACCGACATCAAAAAGCATTACGAGATTGCCAAAACCTATGAGGGAACTGGTGTCCAAGAAATTAAAGATGGAGTTGCTGGCGTCTTTATGGCGTTTCAATACAAGACTTGGAAAGCAGTTAAAGGCTTTAGCGAAAACAGTATTGTCTTTGATTCTTTGTTTAATGTAAAGGTCAGAGACTTAGGTTTAAAGGTAGGTTTAATTCGTTCGCTTTACGTTTTTCATTTATATCGAATTTGGGCAGAGAAAGACCCGTGGAATGAGAAAAAACATTTATTAAAATAAATGGTATCTTTATGATAAAATTATTGGTTGATTTAGAGCCGTTTAAAAAGGACGAAATATTGACCGTTGGCAAGACTTACGACACCTATTTGGTCGATAAAGGATTGGCTGTATGGATTAAGGTGGACAAACAAGACTATAAGAAAAAATGAGCGTAATTAGACCCGTAGACATTAGATACAGTTTCGCTGTTGCAACAG